TTATTCCTCTGATATTTGGGTGATGATAAATTCTCCAATAAGCATAACTGAATCCCTGTGCTTGTATGTATCCCTCTATGCTACCACTTGCTCCAAGAGGAAGCCCCTGTGGATCATGAGTTTGCCCCGCTGATGTCTCTGGAACAATGCCAATGCCATATAGAACTCGTTGTATTGTTGCAGTGTAACCCGTGGCATTGCTGTCTATGAGGGTAAATGTTATACCCTCAACAAATCCACCACCAGTTATGCTTGCTGTTGTGGTGTCGAAGTCTATCTGCTTAAGGTAGAACGCACCCTGTGTTTCTCCAACCCGCTGAAATTCAAATACATCGGCGGATATAAGATTTCCATTAGATCCACTTGCTGCAATGGTTGACCATGTTATGCCGCCATTGAAGGTGAACCCAACTGGTGTGACGAGTAGTTTTCCACCACTTTGGCCGTATGCTTGGTATGAACTGAATGAATTTCCGCGGGGGTTGAATCCATTGACATACTTGTTGTATAGATCGGCGGTTGTACCAATTCTATATGGTGTATAGTGACCAATGAAAGGAAGTTCATATCTCTGCATCTCAGAATGAAATGGAAGAGAATCTACTATGTCACGCTTGATGAGAACATCACCGAACATCTTGAATCCCGCAGGATGCACCAACTTCTTGTATAGTTCTTTATAGGTAAGAAATGGTACTTCACTGCGTAGAGCATATGCAAATTCTTGATAGTAATCTGCATCATATAGTTTCTTGTTTGAACTAAGTTTTCCACTGTTGGTGGCGAAGTATCCTAGATAGGATGTCGCGGCTCCAATCGTGACATTTACTCTAGCAAGTCCGTTTCCTGTATTCGATGCTATTGATATTGTTGGTGTCTGATCATAACCAATTCCAGAATCGATTATCTGTACTCCCGTGATCTTACCGTTTTCCTTCACCGAGTCTATTGCCAACTCAAGCCCAAATCCATTGTATGATGTAGAACTTGTAACAACATCGCTTCTAGAATATCCGAGGCCACCATCAACTATTTCGTATCCACTTATTACAGGATAGACACGCTCCAGCAGCCTTCCACTTGATGTATCAACATAGACATTCAGATTCGGTAAGAATGTGCCAAACTTATTCTTGATGAATATTTCGTTGATATCATAGTATTCTTTACGATACTGAATAACATCGGCAACTTCTGCGTATGCAATGACATCACCATTCAAAGGATTGATCTGAACAACTTGATGACCAGCCATCTGAAAATTGGTAGTTCCTCCATCGTTGGTTGTCTTCAGAGAAAACTTTTCTATCCATCTTCCATCAGATGCCTTCAGAACATCATTACCAGGATAATAAACCTCGGATGCCGCGTTGTAGATCAGTCTGAAAAGAAACTTGAAAGACTTTTCTGTTCCTTTTGCCCCATAAAAGTTTCTTGCATTCTTGAGAAAATTGGCCTCACTAATGATATTTCCAGTTGAATCTGTAGCCAACTGCAATGGAAAGTTCTTTAGATACATTTCTCTGAAATCAAGGACAAATAAACCGATGGTCGTGTCTACATCGGTCATATCCATAAAACTATCGATGATACCAAATGGATTTAGATTCCTTTCCATCCACTCGTAATATGCTTCAACAAAACTTCTGAAACCCTCATGATCTCTGTTTATAAAGTCTGGAACCTGATCAACGATCAGATTGCTTGGCCCAAATCTTTTTATAGTTCGGGGAGACTCCTCTGAAAGAGCAAGAGTTGCCGCTGGTGCGGCTGCTCCTGTTCCAGTATTGAGAAGTAGGGGTATATTTGCCATTAGATATTACCGCGAGACACATCGACCGTATCAACAACAATAGATCCAAAAATATTTTCGTCTATTTTTAGTATCTGATTTCTCTTTGGTACAATGTCAAATCTTTGATCTGGTTCGACAGATATTTCGATATAAGATAGTTTGTTGCTACTGTAGGGATTGAAATTAATCAAATTCACTTTTCCTGTTTGATAATCCACCGATCCGATATCACTCTTCAAAACTACTTTAGATCCGTCCTTTATGGTGTATATTGAAATAGATCCATATCCATCGTCCTCTAAGAAGCAATCGACCAAGAGATTTGTTGATGTGTCTTTATATTTGAACATGGATGAGTTCAGTATGGTGTTATTGCCATCAAATGGGTGGTTAAGTTTTGCTCCAAAATCTAATATGAAAGATGTTGGAGTCTCGCGCGGTATTAGTTTTTTGGCAAGTTTTGTCGATATCCTGTTACTCACCATTGCCGTATTAGAAAGGTCAACCAATCTTGTGAGAACAGAATATCTGAATGATCCATTGAATTTTTCAAGACTACTGGTTGAATAGTTAACTACAGTTGCTGATGCAGAACTACCAACTTCGATATCGCTTTGAGTTGTTCTGGATGAATCATATGTTACAAAACAATTCACTTTGATATATGTGTAGTCTGGGTCAACCAACTCTGGAGTTACGGCTATTACCTTCTTCTTTGACAAAATATTGGTTTTTATTGATTCCTTGGCAGCATCGCTCAATATTTCCCCACTCTTGGGAAGTATTGATACGAATACCTTACCGTAAACTGGAGGATCATTTTCTTCGCCACCCCAAACTCTAACCGCACTGGCAGCAGAGTATTCCTTTAGTATTATGCTTTCATAATCTGAAATGGTGACTGCCCTATCTTGAGACTGATAGTACTTTGGAGCGGTGTATCTTATTTGTTCTTCCGTATCTCTTTCGGCACCACCATATGATGCTGTTACCGTGTCCACACTTGCATTAAAATCATTTCCACCAATACCATTGAAAATAAATGATGAAGCAGCATCGGTATCAGAATTTCCTATTGCATTTCCAGCAGATCCCTCTGTCTGAAAGTAGACTATCATTATGTAACTCTTATCGGCTGGCTTGTCACCAAGTATTCCATCTCCGAAAGAAATCTCATAGTTTCCTCTAAAGTTTTCATTGATGAAAAATACCTTAGAGGTCGAGTCCAACTGAAGATAGTCGTCATTAACTTTCCATGAGTCATCCATATTGGATAGATCGGTTGGACTATTCATGACATATACCCTGATCAAACTTTTGTCTATCTTGGCAGAGGGGATCTCAAATCGTATTGCGTTTATTGTTGAATCGTAAATATAAGATGCAGTCTTATAGATACCTTGCCTCACCTCAAGATTGGAAACTTTGTATGGGACAGCATCTTTGTTGACCTTGAATGAATCAACGGTGCTAAAGGTGTAATTATCTCCATCATTAGAAGAAAAAAACTTTGTTCCAATCGGGATGTAGTTTGGAACTTCAGAGGTAGTTCCCATTGTAAGATTCAGTACAGCCGTCGCAGCAGTGCTTGAATTTGGAACATAACCTAGATTTTTACTTAGTGAGACAAGTGATCGCCTCATTACTGCTGAGTCAATGAAAGACTCTGCTGCCAACATGTTTGCATACACAGCCGTGTAGTGTGTATTATAGGCAAGTAGATCAAGAAGAATGTTTATTCCTGATCCCTCGTAGTCAAAATCTGAAAACTCAGATGTGCCAGAGAGATAAGTCTTTAGATTTTCCTTTATGGCAAAAAAGTCTAGTTCTGTTACTGGTGTTGTTACTACACGATTTGGCATTTTATCTTAGCCTCTCTATGCTAACAAATACACTAGACACCTGTCTATTATTCAATAGCATGAACGAAATCTGTGTTTCGAACGAGTTTTTCTTTTCATTGAAGGAAACAATCACATCATTAACCTTTGCCCTTGGCTCATGTCGATTGATCATGTCTATTAAATTTGATCTCAGTTGCATGGCTATGATCGGGGTTGCTGGCTCAAACAGGAGTATTGTTATCCTTGCATCGATGTATGGTTGAAAAGGCTTGTCATGACGATTCATCAAAACCAAATTTCTTATGGCTCTTTTAACAGCCTCCGCATCCGTCTTTTGAGAGACATCAGCAGTAACTGGATGAGGAGTAAAATCCAAATCCAAATCTTTGAAAAAGTTTTTCCGTATGATGCTCATCTATAGTCTTTCGCTGAATTGAGAAGGAATGACACCTGATCTCGGGTGTATTCCATGTGAGATTTGACATCCTCTTCATCAACATTGTCTATAGTTTGCAAATCACACCATTCAATTGTTATGTATCCATAAACTACAAGACTGTCACTGCAAAACAAAGGCAAAATAGAGAAGCATGTTGTGTCGTGTAACTCATAGAACTTTTTGGTATTGGACTCAAATAAAGAGAAAGTGTTTCTTATGTGAGGGTTGTTTTCTCTCAAATGTTGAATGATTTCCACAAATCTACTGACAAGAACATCTTGCCTGAACTGCATGGTTGACGATATCTTTGGATCACAGGACTGGTGTGATATACTCATTCGCCTCATAGATGACCCATCAGCAAACTTTCCGCCATTATGAAACTGTGTGAGTGAAACGCGAGAACCTTTAGACTTCATTCGAAGTTCTCCAATAAGATCAGATATACGCATATTGACTGTATTGAAAGTTTCCTCGCGCTTTACCGCTCCGCGCTTTTTGAAATACCTTATCATGGGTTTAGACGCAATGAAAAAACCTATAGCCGCAGTAATGACACCCAAAGCAGCACCAACAACCTGTAACCAACCCCGCAATGAATCCGCAATCATTAGTTTCTCCAAAGTAGAAAATATTTATCAGATACAAAAATGATGAAATATCAACTCTTCAGGCTTGGAACAAAGTCCAAAAAGTTTACGGGCGCACCTTCAATCTTGGTACCCGTCTCTGCCGCTATATCGTCAAGTCCCTTACTGAAATCGGGCTGTAGAATTAAATTCTTAGCCAACTTTGCACCAAAGCATGGATCAGTGAGAGCCGATGATATTATGGTATTCCCCAAGACATAACGCTCCAAAACGGCTAATGCCGTGGCAAATGTGTTGTTGTCATTGTTTATGAGCGTCTGAATGGTACTCTGTAAAGATACAACATTTTCTGTCAACTGCCTCAACTGACCTACTGTATCTGCCAAACCACCAGCACCACCTAATGCTAACTGAGATTCAATGTTGGACAAAACGGTTCCTATCTGATTCATATTCTGCCCAAAGTTCTCAAAAAATGGTCCAGAAATTTGTGGATTTAGAGACGAGAATGCATTGGAGAAGTTGTCCTCAAGCAACTCACCAGGGTCCTTCAACAGATCCTTTATACTGTTGTAGGAAGACATTACTCCTATGATTTGATCCAATCTAGGAAGAACTCCGCTGTCTCCTTCAAGTTGAACACCACTCAACCGCGCTGTGTGGGCATTGAAGGCATTTAGTTCTGTGTTTAGTCCACTTAAAGCACCGTTGAGTCCTTCCAAAGAATTGTTAAATGGACTGTTTGCGCCAAGAAGTTCATTCAACTTATTTTGGTTGCCCCCAAGTTTTTTGCCAAGTGCTTCCGTTACTTGCTGAACTGGATTTCTGAATGCGTTTCCATCCATGAAATCTGCAAGAAACTTCTTTGCATTTGCTGGTAAAAGTTGAGATATGAGGCTGCAATTTGCAGCATCAAAGATATTTGGATAACCAGGTTGATTCTGCGGCCACACCATTAGCCAGCCTCCACATTACTACTTGATATAAGAGTATCTCCGCAACTGGCGGAATCTCCCATCCTACAGATACCTATGCCCCCAACAACCACGCTCTGAGATCCCACAGTCATAGTGGGAGAACTATGTGGCGAATCCCCATGTCCCTTGACCTTGCTGCCAATTATGGCAACGGGAAGACCATTTATCTCAACCGATAAATTTCCAGTTAGAATCAACCCACCAGCACTGTCTGCTCCCACTCGACCAACACTAGGCATTAGAATAACCCCCCGTCAATTTCAGTTATATTAAAACCAGCAAGCAACTCAAATCCAGAGTCATATATGTAAGGAGGAATTCCATATGTCTCACGCTTGCAGACATAGGTGAAACCATCATCGCTAAAATATATAACATCACCGACTTTATACCTTACCGTTAGACTAAAAACCCCACGCCAGTTTAGTGGGATCATGTCAAGTCTCCAACTGGAACTGTTGGATCAGACCCTCCTCGCGGAGAGTTTAGTTTGATCGATGGGGCTTCTCCCGATAGGAAGACATCCGAGTTCTTAGCCGTTTTTACAACAGCATTCTTACCAGATTTGAGAACGATGTTTCCCTCTGCCTCAACTACAAAGTCGCCGTTGACTTTAAAATAGCGGCTATCTTCAACCGTTTCTCTGTACTTCTTCTTTACCGTAAGATCTACATTCTTCTCTACTGTTCCGCGGACATTTCCCGTCACATACAGATTGACATCCCTGTCTACTTGTATGTTTAGATCTCCACTATCTTCTCCAGCCCCAATGTATATCTTTGCCGAGCCGTCCACTGTGATCTTGGCACTACCCTTGATGTGGACGAAGTCATCACCAGCCAGTATCTCGTAGTTGTTTCCTTTGACCTTGTGGACGCGAGTTCCTTTTGGGTCTTTTTCCCAACCATTTGCGACTTCCTCGAAACTTCCACCTGGATGATAGGTGTGGTGACGCTCCTTGTCTTTAGTGTCATCCCACTCCTCGACCATTCCACTCTCTGTCGCAAAGACCTTGTTCTTTGGATACTTCGGTTTGTATGGTGACTCTGGTTCAGTCCACTTTTCAACATCATTACTGTCGAGTGCTACTGGAACATCCTTCTTCTTATCTTTCTTTCTATCCTCTATCACAGTCTTATCTGTGTTTTCTCCAGTGGCAAGGAAGTTCACATCTGAATGTTTCTTGTCAACATATTCCTTTGTGGGATAAGTTTCCGATGGATCATTGAAGCCGAACTTCTTGTTTGCAACTTCATCGGGAATACCGCCAACAGAAAACATAACAACTGGCTGCTGTGCATTTGAACCATCTCTGAAGAAACCAAAGACATGAGAACCAGCCACAAGTCCAGTTGGCGATTTACCAACCCCGCTTATGGATGCACTTGTTATGTCTTGCAATGGGTGCGCCCACGGCAAATCATCCGTAGGAAGCATCTTTTTGTTGGGTGGGTGGTATCCAAAAATACGAACTCGCACCCTACCCAATTTCAATGGGTCATCTGTGTCTTCAACGACACCAAACCACCAGACTAATCCAGACTGACCCATTATGTCCATTTATCATCGGTTCCTTTCGGGAGTGCCGAAGTTTTCGTTTCCCCACCGTTCCCAGTCGAGCAACTCTTCCTTTGTGTACGGCAACTTGTTCAACTTCTCTTGAGTTTCGCGGGGAGTTATTACCTTGCGTTCGTTCTTCTCTTCCATAGTATTCTCCATTCTGTATAGGATTACTCAAACTTATCGGGGATACCCTTTATCAACGAATCCTTGGCAATATCTATGGTGGTTCTATACCCTATTTCAGGATCATTGCTTATTGTATGTTTTATTCCAAATATGAGATATCTGCCACTAAGATATGGATCAATCCAATCCTGTTCATTTTCGGAAAGATATCCAGCCTTTGGTATGTCAAACTCAATTACATCAAGCAATCGCAAAGATGAATTTCCTGCAACCATTTTGGTAAGTCTAATGGTATTGAACTGCTCAAGAAGACTATTCCTATATTGAAAGAACTTTTCTGGTGTTTCGTTCTCTGCAACATCATCAAACTTTTTGTTTTGAACTGGCAGAAGAGCCATGTTTCCAATATTTGTTTGCTTCATGGATTTCTCTGTTTGGGGAAGCAGAGGATATTTGTTCAAATGCTTTGATGATCCAAACATATCATCGTAGTTTACTTCATTAGACTTGAATTTCTTAGTCGTTATATCGTGAGTATAAAGAACACTTGAGTACATACCCATCTTGTATTCTTTTAGTCTGTCAAAGTAAGATCTAACTGTATATTCCTGCGTCTTCTCAAGAAATCTATTTACATCAGTTTGATTTGCTGCATTATTTGGCTCATATCTAAATTTCATTTTTGGTCTATTTTCAACCTTGGACATTATGTTTGTGAAATGAAATCCATCAACATCTTCATAGAATACAAAACATGACGGGTTTGATGGAGTTGTTCCTGGAGAAAATGCCCTGTGTGCCAGCCAGTTCATACAATCCAATGGACTCCAATATGGAAATATAAACTTGAATGTCTTTGAACCCGTATCACCTATCTCATGCAGTTTCTTGATATCCGCATCCGATGTGAAATTTTCTATGAACAAATCTCTAACCATCTTTCCGATGGTTCCCTTCTTCGAACATGCTACGCGCATCATTCCATTCTTATACTGTATATCGCTTACGAACTGCAACTTGTATACTTGGCCTTTTTCATTAGTTGATCTACCAAGTCCA